GCCTTCCAGATGGGCGAGGTGATGTCTCGAGTCCTGCCGAAGAACGCCGGCATCGACATCCTCTTTGTCCCTTCATTGACGGCAACAGACGCAACTGCGGCAGCGAACAGCGCCACCAGGGTGGGTGAGGAAATCCCTGGCAAGGTGCAGATGTATGAGATCAGCCAGAACGGTTTCCGTGGCCTGATCACCATGTCGCTTAGTGACAGCGTCTTGTCCGTCGCACGTGAGAACGCGGCGCACGAAGCGTTCCATGTGGTCCAGGATATGCTTTTTGCATACGACCGACCCGCGTTCGATCAGATCAACCAGTCGTTCTTCGACGGTATGCGGATCGATGATCTGGATGCCAGCATCCTGCGTACCCTCAAGACACTGTCACTCAATGGCCAGACAAGCGTCTACGAAAGTCTGAAGTCGGACTTCGGCAACACGCCGTTTGGCAGTTCGTTCGAGGCACAGGCAGTAGCCTTTGGCGCATTGGTGGACGCCAAGGATCGCGGCAGCCAGATGAAGGGTCTGAAGGCCAGCTTCATCCGCGTTGTGGATATGCTCGCCAACTTCCGCCGTGAATTTAAGAACGGCCTGGACAAGTCTGGTGTTCAGTCTGTGGCAGAAATCTTCGACGGATACCGTGCAGGCAAGGCGCAAGAGAACCTCACCGAACGCGCCCCTTTGGCCGGCGAAGGTCGCGCGAGCGCAGAGCAGTACACTGCCCGTGGCGTGTTCCCAGTTCCGCAGCGCCTCTTCGACAAAGTCGGCGTTCCGGAAGAGCAGCGGACCCGTGGCGGAACCTACATCGATCCGAAGAACCGCGAGGTTTTCACGGGTCGCACGTTTGGTGACGCCACCATCTCGATCAATCCAGAGACGGGCAGCCCGTCATTCGTGATTGACGATGCGACTGAGACAGAGGCGATGACGCCGAAGGATGGGACGACCGTCAGGACGAACCTGTTCAAGCAGAAGGCCGGCTGGAAGTGGGTTGGAGACGACCGCCCTGCCAAGACAGTGGTGAGCGTCGAAACGCGCGGCAAGCATTTCTATACGCTGGCAACGAAGTTCGACACGCCAGTCACCCTGAAGTCATACCCTGACGCGCCGTCTGAACCGCGCCTGCGTCCGACGACGTTTGGCGAGATCACGCTTGGCGAACAGATCGGCGAGATCGACGTGCGCGGCAAGCTTCACCCTGTCTATGAAGGCGTCACCGTCCACGCGAGGGGTGTCCAGTACTCCGCCAGGACCGGCAAGGGCAAGAGCCAGAAGCCTGAATACAAGCATCCGGAGATCGGTGCGCAGAAGATCAAGGTTCCGCTGCGTGGGACATCCACCATTCCGTTCCTGTACGACAACGGCAAGGACAAGGCGGAGCAGACGCCTGGCAAGTCCATGGCCTTGAAGGACTCTGTCCAGTTCATCCAGGCGCGCACACGCACCGCTCTCATGAACCGCTTCGGCATTGACCGGATCGTCGGGCCGAACCCGGATACAGACGCATACCTGTCCCAGACCATTGCATCGGAAGCGGAGGCCGCAATCCTGAAGGAGCGGGCCACAGGCAATCGCTCCGCGCTCGACTGGTACACAAGCGCAATTGAGAACGCTATCGATGAAGCGTCGGCCATCTACCCGATGCTGACCAGCGACAACGCCGCAATGGCCCGGAACAACCAGCTTGGCTTCCGTGGCAAGGAGGACGCCCGCGTCGCCTTCACCCTCGCACTGTCGATCACCTCGCAGAACATGAAGGTGCGTGACAACGCCAGGGCAACGGTCGAGCAGTTTGACGTGTTCCTCGAGACTGGTCGCTTCGATCCTTCGCGCTCCTACGGGACGAAGGCACCGTCGATTTCTGGGAACCTGGCCCTTGCGAACTTCATGCTCGAGCAGGTCTTCGACAGGAACATTGCCAACTTCGGCTCGTTCCTCAACACCGAGTTCACCGTCTCTGAACTGAACGGCATCGCGAAAGGCATCGCCAAGAAGGGCGGTATGGACAAGCCTCCGTTCTCCATCAGCGGAGAGCAGGCCTCTGAGATGGTCTACGGTTCAGCAATCTTTGGCCCGAAGATCGGCAACGGCTTCTACCAGAACCTGAACCGCAACTTCTCGCCGGTCACGATTGACCTGTGGTTCATGCGCCTGTGGGGTCGCCTGACGGGTACGCTGGTCGGTAACGACGCCGCCATCGCCAAGCAGCTGCAAGGCCTTCGTGATGCCATCGAAGCCGACAGTCATCCAACCATGAAGGTTCCGGATGGCTATGTCGAAACGGTAAAGAATGCCACCGAAGAAGAGATGGTCGGGGTCGCTGTCCAGATGACGGCTGAGTGGGAGCGCCAGTACAAGGCCTTCCAGAAGCAGGGTCTGACATCGAAGGAAATCACTGACCAGAACTTGAAGCCGGAGTGGGCATACAAGGCGGTTGCCATTGCAGGGCAGCTGAAGCCTAACGATGCGCCGACCAGTGGTGGGCAGCGCAAGTGGATTCGCGATGTTGTTAAGACATCCGTGGCAATGCTCGCCAAGAATGGCTACAACGTGACGCCCGCAGACCTCCAGGCGCTGGTGTGGTATCCTGAAAAAGACCTGATCAACCTGTTCAAGGAAGGCAAGCTTGAGGCCAACCTCAATGTGTCATATGACACAGCCTTCAAGGAACTCGCTGCGCGGAGAAACGCAAATGACCAGACAGCCGACACCAATGCAGGAGACGGAACTGGCGACGGCAATGCACGACGCAGCGATGGTGGACGCCGTGCCGACGAAACCCTTGGACAAGCAGACCAAGCTTTGGCTGCGGGAACAGTTGAAGAAGAAGGGGATAAAGTTCGACGAACCCTCCCTGGACAAAACCGCCAAAGGCTGATCGACCGTGGGGCTATGTACTCTGGCCGCACCGGGTCGGCTGAGTTCAAGTCCTGGTTCCGCGACAGCAAGGTCGTCGACACTGACGGCAACCCGCGTGTCGTCTACCACGGCACAACGTCAGAGATATCTGAGTTCAAGCCAACGAATGGCGTGAACGGCCAAATCTGGGGTGCGGGTTACTACCTCACGCCTGACGCTAGGTATGCCAGTTCGTTCGCCAAGGACTTCACGAAGCCGCGCGCTGATGAGGATACCGGCGGCAACGTGATGCCGCTGTATGCGTCCCTGCAAAACCCCCTGCAAGACGCGCAGGAAATGACCGACATCAAGCGCGAGGTTGGCAGCAACGGGGCAGCCATCACTGCTGAGGTTAAGCGTCGTGGGTATGACGGCGTCGACATCACTATCGGCGGTCGCCCAATCGTCGTCGCATTCGAGCCGGCGCAGATCAAGTCCGCCGTCAGCAACAGCGGCAAGTTTGATCCGGAAGATGCTCGCATCCAATACTCGGGTCGGACAGGATCGGCTGAGTTTAACAGTTGGTTTGGCGACAGCCAGGTTGTCGATAAGAACGGCGACCCCTTGGTCGTTTACCACGGCAGTCCCAACCGTGGCATCGAGGCTTTCGATACAACTCGGGTCACGCAGCGCAGCGCAAGAGGTGATCTTGCCGGGGCGTATTTCACATCAGAGCCATTTTCCGCATCCAACTACGCCCGCACTACGGGTTCAAAGGAGCGTGGGAAGGTCTACTCCACTTATCTCAAGATCGAGAACCCGCTCGACACCACGGATGCCATTCGTCGCTATCTGCGTCGCGGAATGTCGTTCAACGATGCGAAGCAGAAGGCGCTCGAGGCGCTTACCCCTGAGAATGATGGGGTGATCTTCCGTGGGAACGGGATCAACACGCCTGAGTATGTTGTCTTCAGTCCGACGCAGATCAAGAGCGCGACGGATAACAACGGGAACTTTGATCCAAACGATGAGCGGATTCGCTACTCCGCTCGCCGTGGTCAGCGGTACACGGGCGGCGTATCGCAGTCGATGATGGACAAGGTCGTCTCGAATGAACCGGAACCTGGTGTATTCGGCACCTTCCTAGACAAGATGGTCGGTCGTCGTGGCGGCGAGTCGCGTCGCCGCGCACTTGTCCGGAACCTGGTCAGCGACAAGGACGGAATGTTCATGCTTGATCGGATGCTCGATGCCGCACAGCGCGGCGTGGACATCTCTGACGGTCGCGTTCCGGTTGATGGCTCGAGCGTTGGTCGGGCGATGGAGATGGCGTCTCAGTCATCTGGCGTTGTGCAGGCTGCTCTTGAGTATGGCCCGCCAGTATTCGATGGCGATCTGACCACCATTCACCAGGATATCCCCGGCCTGTTCGATATCTTCGCGCCAATTGGCGAGGAGAAGGCTGATGCGTTTCAGACCTACGCTGTTGCGCGTCGTGAAAAGGAACTGCGCAGCGGTGGCCGCGTTGGCTTTACCACACTAACTGATGAAGAAATCAGCGAGACGTTGAGTAATGCAGACGCTGAGTTCAAGACGGTCTTCGATAACTACCAGGCCTTCAACCAGGTCGTCCTCGACTACGCTGTTGATACCGGCCTGATGACCAGTGAACTTGGCGACAAGCTGAAGTCAATGGACTACATCCCGTACTACCGCGCTCTTGAACTCGACAGCGGGGAACTCGATGTTCTTGGCCCGAACATGGGCGAGGCCTTGAATAACCCGAAGTCGGCACTGGACTTGCGGCTGAAGGGTGGAGACACCGGACTCGGCAATCTGTACGAGAACTTGATCCGCAACACGCAGTCGATCCTGTCTGCGGCGCGAAAGAACCTGGCTCTTCAGGAGGCAGCTGACGCTATCGATGCCCTGAACACTGCCGGCGTGACAGGTCTAGGCTTCAAGGTTCGTGAGCCGAAGGGTGAGGGTGTCATGCGCCTTCGCGTTGATGGCAAGCCTGCCTACTACAAGATCGAAGACCTCGCTGTCTGGACGGCGATTGCGTCCCTTGGGCCACAGTCTCGCAATATGTTCGTCGAGGTCGGCTCAAAGCTGGCTGGCGTTCTGCGCTCTGGCATCACGCTATCGCCCTCATTCATGCTGCGCAACCTGTATCGCGGAAAGATTAGCGCGTTCGTCACTACCGACGCCAAGCTTGGCATAGGTATCGACAGCTTCAAGGGCGCAAAGGATGCGTTCCAGGGCGGTGAGGCAACGCGGATCATCAAGGTCAACAGCGGCATGGGTGGCTACACGTACGGCATGGGCGAGCGAGACTTTGCCAACGAAATCCGCCGCCGGTATCGCCGTGATGAAGGCGGTGGTTACGGCTTTATCCGCGACTGGGGTGACCGCTTCAAGGGTGTCTTGGTCGGCCTGGAGAAGATCGGCGAAGCTTCGGAATTTGCCGAACGTGTGAAGCTGTACAAAGACCTGGTTGCCAAGGGCGTGACTGAAAAGTCTGCCGCGTATGAGGCGATGAACCTCACGAACTTTGGCCGCAAGGGTGCTGGTGAGGGATATATCGGGTACGTAGCAAGCGGCCTCGTCCCGATGATTCCGTTCTTGAACGCCCGCATCCAGGGTCTGTACCGTATCGCTGAGAACCAGCAAAACGAGCCAACGATCATGGGTCTTCGCCAGCAGGTGATGATCCGTGGCCTGCTGCTCACTGCCGCCTCCACGCTTCTGTATGCACTGGCGGCGGACGATGACCGGTGGGATGAGGAGTCCACCGAGAACAAGATGCTCAACGACATCATCTACGTGGGAGACAAGACCATCCGTCTGCCCCGCGCCTTTGAAGTCGGAACGCTTTTTGCCTCCATGCCTATCGCCTTCATGGACTACGTGCGGGATAACGATGGGCAGGAACTTGGTCGGAAGGTGAGGTTTGCCTTCATGAGTACGTTCGCCCTTAACCCAGTCCCGCAGATGTTCCTGCCTGGGATAGGGGCAGCCGCCAACCTCAACTGGTTCACCCAGCGGCCAATCGACAACATGGCCGACCAGAACCTCCCGGAAGCTATGCGCTTTGATGGCAATACCAGCGAAATAGCCAAGGGCATTGGCAAGCTGGCGGACGTATCACCGAAGCGCGTGGACTACGTGATCGAGGGGTACATGGGGACTATGGCGGGGTACTTCACAGCCGCCGTGGACACGATCCTGGCCGGCGTGGGGACTATCCCCAAGAAGCCAGGTGGGGTGTTTGGCGACCCGTACCGGATTGCCGACACGCTGGGAGAGGTCAGCGGCGTGACCAGCTTTGTGCGGGACAGTGACCGGAACACCAGCCGCTTTGTCCGTGACTTCTATGAGATGAAGCGGGAGGCTGACCAGGCTGCCCGTGCCTACAAGGTCTTGCGTGAGAAGGGCGACACCGAGACGGCGCAAGAACTGCTCGAGCAAAACCGTGCGCCAATTGCTGCCCGTACCCAGCTTGGCCGGCTGTCGAAGCAAATGACCGACATCAACAAGCAGATCGCCAGGGTCGAAACAGATGCCAAGGCGACGCCGTCTGAGAAGACCTTGAAGCTGAAGTCGTTGATGAAGCGGCGCAAGGCCATTGCCAGAAGTGGGTACGAGTACGCCCGTGGCATCAAGATCGCCTCCACATACGACGATGAGGCCGATACGGAAGAGTAAAAAAGAACCCCCCGGAGTGGCTATCCTCCGGGGGTCTTTGCTATGCTTACCCACAGCATCGCACAGCGATTATGGGTACTGCCTGTAAGTGACTGAGCGGGAAAGAGTTTTCTCGTCGTGGACGCCTCCAACCTTGCCAAGGTCGAGGTCGGGGGTTCGAGTCCCCTTTCCCGCTCCAATCAATAACTTACGTGTGTTTTGCCACGAAAGTTATGGGATTTGGGGGTAGTTTCCATAGTCGGCGCTACCCCTGACTTCCCCTCCTCACAGCGAGCCGATGTTGTCGGCAACCTTGCGGAGATGCTTGGTTGACAAATGGGCGTACCGCTGAACCATGCGGTCGTCCGACCAGCCTCCCATCTCACGCACTGCTGCCGTGTGAGTCCCCTTCTGGATGTGCCATGACGCCCAGGTGTGGCGCAGGTCATGCCAGCGAAAGTTCTCAATACCCGCTCTCTTCAACGCATTTCTGAAGGCACGGGTTCCGCTGCGGTAAACAGGCTTGCCACCGTAGGCGAACACCCATTCTTCGTTGCGACCCTTGTCGGCATTGCTTTTCCTCAAGACATCCCATGCGATGTCGTTGAGCGGGATGGAGAGCGTTTTACCGTTCTTCATCTTGCTGCCGTCAATCGTCACCATCCGGTTGGGCAGGTCTACTTCCTCCCACCGCAGAAGGCGGACGTTCGAGTCCCGCAATCCTGTGGCCAGCGCGAAGGTCACCTTTGCTCTCAGATGGCGGGGCAGTTCGTCCAACAGCTTGCGCGCTTCAGACTTCTCAATGAACCGCACCCTCTTTGGCTCCTCCATCCTCTTGATCTTGGGGGCGACATCAATCCACTCCCAATCATCTCGAGCCATGTTGAGGATTGACCGCAGCACGGTCATGTAGCGATTTACTGCCGCTACGCCACGATCCTTCATCAACTCATCACGCAGGTTCGTAATGACACCCTTCGTGATCTTCACCAGAGGCCTGCCTTCCAGGAGCGCCTCGCCTTCGTGCTTCGTGGTTGTCAGGACATCGACGTAGTGTCGCTCCTGCTTTACCCACTTCCTTTCGGCGCGGCCCGCAAGCCACCGGTTTGATGCGTCGTTCCAGGTCTTCTTAACTTCGTCCATATACACCTCCATAAAGGCGGAGGCGTCCACCAGGTAATCATGCCAGTAGACGACAACCCTGTCGATTTAACTTAATTCAGTCACAGCAGTTTGGTGCCGTAGAAGCCGTCGCCCTGATTTCCGCCCAGGATTTCGCTGCACTCCTGGCTGCCATCAACAAAGAAGCCGACATGACCTTCACGCCGAAACAGGAGGTTTTCGTACAGGTTGCGGTAGACCTTGGCCTCAGCCTTCAGCTGGGCATTGACAGACTCCAGCCTGAGAATTTCCTTCTCCTGCTGTAGCTGTTCGATCTGCTTCCGGAGTTCTTCCTTGCGTACCATTTCAGTCTTCCTTGATTATTCGCGACGCTTGGCGTTGTCCCTAACGACGCGATAGTTGCGAGGGGCGTCCAGCCCAATCCGTGCCAACGACAACTCCTGGCCGTCTGCGCCAAGAACATGGCGGATGGCGATCAGGACAATGCGTAACTGGCCCAGCTGTAAGCTGTCATTCGTTGCGTCGAGCCGGTATTGCGTACAACCGTTGCAGTCAGTGACGCTCAATTGAGCGAACCTGTCGCGCAAGTTATCCACGATCCGCTCGACACGGATCATGTGTTCAAAAGTCTCTTCCGGCTGATCGGTGATCGCCTGCCCTCCATAAATGACAGACCCCACATTACGGGTCAGAACAAGCATCAGTGGTCCAATCTTCCCCAGCCGATAAGAAACTGCTTCGAGGACCACAGCCAGATGGCGGCGACCCACACCCACCAGGGCATCTGCGCCCAGTAGATGATCAGCAATGCGATAAGAAGGGTCATGTCACTCTCCTCGAGTGCATGGGGGTGGCATCTCACCACCCCCTACGACGACGTACTTAGAACGGAACATCGTCATCAAGCGGATCGTCATCCCGCGCAGCCGGCCTGGCGGGTGCAGATGCACCATCAGCCTTCTTCTTCCACGCGCGGCCAGAGAAGAACTTCCCCTTTGAGCCGTCGATGACCTTGGCCTCGATGTTCAGCGTCTCGCCGTTCTCGAGAACGAATCGACCGCTGTAAGTGGGGACACTGTTTTCCTCCCAACCCTTTTCGCGGTAGAACTTCTTGCGCTCGTTGACGCGGTCATCGTCGTCCTTGAACAAGGAGAACGTATTTGGTTTTTGTTCGTATGCCATTCCTGGTACTCCGATTAGTCCAACTGGACGTTCTTGATGCGGCTGATGTGTGCGAAGTAGAGGTTGACGGCCTGGCGCAGCACACTTGCTACAGGGCGGTCTTCTACGATGGAACGCTCGCACAGCGCCCTATAGGTCTCGTCATCAACCGTCGTTTGAACTAAGCGGTTTTGACCCTCCCGTTTGATCTTGACCATTACTCTTTTCCTCCAATGAAACTCACGTTAAACGAAACCACTCCAGGGTTTCGGTAGTCATCCAACGTCTTGCCGGACTCCTTCAACAGCTTGTCGAGATTGATGTCGCTGTATAGCGTCTTGCTATTAACGGACCCCTTCTTGTCGATGCGCTGAAGCTTCACGCCGGCAGCCTCGAACGACCCGAACTCGCTCCCCAATTCCTTTTTCAGCGCATCGAACTCTTCACGGGTGGAGGCCGTCTCGATTTCGGCGGCTTTGAGTAGTGTGAATAACTCTGCAAATCGCCTAGCCTTTGGATGGGATAGGGTCAGCACCCCGCTTCCGAGATGCTTTGCTGAACGCTCACCGTCTCCAATTACCTCGAGGTACTCGGATCGGAACGCTTCAAGCTTAGGCAGGTTTGTCGCGAACCAGTCTATGTCCCGCGCCACTCGCTCCACCGTGAAGCAGTCCTCGCTTATATAAACAAAGAAATCCATCCAATCGAGGTCACACACCTCCATGACGTGCTGGACTTGAGCGTAGTACCCAGGCTTTTCGTACACCGAGTACGGCTTCTTTGCCCAATACGGACACTTGATTTCCAAGCCACCATTCAAGCCTATGAGGCCATCGGGTGATGCGCCGAGCCAGTCATACAGGTCGTGCTTGACAAGTCCGGTCTGCTCGACTGTCTGCATCTGGGTCTTCTCGTAGTAGGCGAGAGCGACTGGTTCCATACGCTCACCGTGGTTGGTGGCGGCGTTGCCCTGGAACTCCTTCTCAGCGCCAAGATGTTCACGAACCATCTCGCGCATGACATCTTCGCGTGTGGCGAAAGGGTTGACCCCGAGGATCGACCCGACGCGGCTGCCGGTGATTACACCGACACGCGCCTTGAACCACTCTTCACTCCGCTGTTCCATCTTCGTCCTTCCTGATCGAGGGCATCGGCCTCAGTTGGTGTAGTGAGCAGGTCGCACTGACGCAGTCCCTGACCTGCTCCCGCCACGTCCCTCTGCCTATCGGGTCATAGATGCACTCGCGGCACTTGGCGTTGATTGCCTGGCGCATCGATGGACGGGGAGGCTTTCCCTTGAGCGCCTCGCGCGCCTTTACCAGCCGCTCCTCCTTGGTCACGCCAGTTTCACTTTCAGTTCATCCTTCAAGAGGGTGAAGGTCTGAAGCATTTCCTTGTCGTTGCGGTTGTTGGCGTACTTGCTTGCCTTCGTGAATGAAGACTTCAGTTCAGCCAATCCCTTCGATGCCTGCATCGCAGCACGAAGTTCCACAACTGGATCGTATGGCAACTCCACTTCAGGCGCGGATGGATCAAAGGCCGGCACATCCTTTGCCGGTTCTGACTTGGATGCATCAGGCAGGTCTTCGCCTGCGTAGATGTAGTGGCCTAGTCCGAACAGCGCCATGGCCTTAACCAGGCAGCGCATCTTGGTGTCGTTGACGGCTCGAGCGTCCGGCTTCGGTATCGGCTTGTTGCGATGATCCATCACAGGCAGCCACATCACGCGCATGACGCCGTCGACCGACAGTGCGCAACGCACCTCAGCTGTGCCGTCCGGATAGTAGAAGACCTCACCGCCGCCATCGCCGAACTGATCGAACGAGAACTTGCTGTTGGGGAAGTTGTCCATCAGGACGCCCCACGCCCACGCCCAGCTGAGATAGCTGAAGCCATTCTTCTTTTCGACGTGTTCGTTGACGTTGATCGTGGACAGAGTGTCCCAAATCAATTTTGCTTTTGTGGCGACAGCATCTTTCACCGAAGACGGAAGGTGAATCGAGTTGATCGACGCGATGCCGGATGTCTGCGTTTCCATGTTCGTACTCCCTGGTTGCAGCATCAACATAGCGGCTTGTGCA